TGTCAGTTGAAAAACTTGTTTCTTCTACTCCATTTACATAAAGACGCATACGATCTCCAGCAGTTCCATTTGTAGAATCAAATCTTGCCACAATATGAAACCAAGCTGAAACATCTCTGAATAATCTATTGGTTACAATATAAGCACTATTAGAACCACCAGTAATACCTCTCCAAAATATTTTATCACTTGAAAAATATAATTTCATGTAATTATTATCATCTTGACTTTGTTGAAAAATTTGATTACCAGCACCAGGATTAGTTCTTTTAACCCAAGCACTAAAAGTCCAAGTTCTTCTATTTCCAGTACCACTTGGTGTTCTTGTTAAATAATCACTACTTCCACTATTAAACCTTAATGAGTTAGCAACTTCAAATACAGGTGTTACTTTTACTCCTGGATAAAGAAAACTATTGATAGGCATTAAACTACCTCTTGTGGAAACTCTCCTAGAGGTCTAGCAAATGTACCATCTTCTTGTTCAGTATATTCATATAGAGCTTTTAGTGCATCTACATCTGCTGCGTTGTCTATTGCAGTTTCCATTTCGTTTGATTTAGTTCTTACATTTGCTCTAAATGTTGTGATATTACTTGGAACAGAATAATCAGCGACTTCATTAGCTTTTATTACATACCAATCAGTAGGTGCTAATAATCCTGATGCTTGTTGTTTTACAATTTTTTTCTTTTGTGTTTTTAACCCTTCAACTAATTCTTCACCTGTACCTGTATCATTTAAATTTTTAGCAATTGCATTTCCCCATGATCTAGTAACTACACCACTAGCAAAAGTATATTGTTCATTTGTATTGATATAATATTCTGGATCTTTATGGTTAGTTGAATCAGTTACAATTTCATGTAATCCAATTGCATCTTTTTCAGCTTTAGACCATTTAGTAAATATATCTGCTGAATATAAATTACCATCATGTTCAAAACCTTTAGGGTAACTAAAATGTTTTACTATATTTCCATTTACTACTAATGCGTACATAATTAACTCAATGTTAGGTTTGTGTTTCTTCCCATTTCTAACCATTTAGATCCATTGTATCTAAATACAAATACATCACCTTTAGATGCTGTTGTTGTTAGAGTTGGTGCTGTGTCATCTTTAAATTCATATACTGCGTTCCAAGTTAAAGTTCTTGAACCAGTACCATCTTGAATAACTAATATAGAAATAAATTGTCCAGTAGTTCCATTAGTAGGTGCAGCTACAGCTCTGTTACCACCCAATGTAACTTTACATACATCTTGTGTAGAAGCATCCCAACTTATTGTTGCACCATCAGTTAATGTTGCTTCTGCATAATTTAATTTAGCAGATGTAATAATATCATCTGCAATATCTGATGCAGTCAAAACTTCTGATGCAGGTTCTTTACCTATGTAACCCATCCTATGTTATCTCCATGATTGACAAAGTTGCATCAATTTTAGCCGAAACAGAACAATCAATCTTAACAACATCTGTAGTTTGCAAAACATATTTTCCACCAGATAAAAGTTCTAAAGAACTACCTGCTGGAATACTTGCATCTTTTACAACTGTAACATTTTCATTTGTTTCAGTATCAGAAGTATCAGATTCAATCTTTACTGTTGCAGTTACTGCTGATGTATGAACATTACAAAGTGTAAGTCCAACAACGACAGTTGTTGTTGAAGAAGGAACTGTATATAAAGTCAAAGCTGTACCAGCCGAACTTGGCATTGCTGCATTTGTTTTTACTTTAAAAGTATTTGCCATTTATATCCTCCTATTTATTACCCAAGAGCAATCGCTAAAGCTGTTGGATCGTCTGTAGTAAATCCTTGATTTGTCATTAATGTTACAACTCTTGATAAAGCTGCTTTTTTATTTGTACCACCTGCACCATCATCTACTACAATTAAATCAGATGTAGTTAAGTCTGCACCTATATCACTTCCACCATCAATATCAATAGCTACTAATGGTAAAGTTCCTGTATCACCAGTTCCAATTAAAGTTCCTGTAGCAGTTGGTAATGTTAAAACTGCTGAACTAGCTGCTGAATGTGGAGCTGCTTGTAATGTCTGTGCATGAGCATTTGATGATTCACAATAAAATTTTACTTTAGAAACACTACCAGTTCCTGTTTTAATTTCTACTAAACCATCTGTAACAGCCACACCACCTGATGAACCATCACCATCTAATAAAACTTTACCAGATCCATTAGGTAATACAGATATATTACCATTAGATACAGATACTATATCTGATATAACTGGAGAAGTTAAAGTTTTGTTTGTTAATGTTTGAACACCATTTAATGTTACATCTCCAACATTTGATGGTTCAACAACTGTAAATACAATATTTACTGAACCAATAGAACCAGAGTTATCAGTAGTACATAAAAATATTTTATCTGCATTAGTTGAACCTTCTTGAACAATAACTAATTGTCCTGCTAATTCTGCAACAGTATCATAATCTGTATCTCTTGTAGCAGCACCTGAAGCTACAACATTATAAATACCATTTTCAGTAGCATCTGTTTGACTTTTTACTAAAACTTTATTTCCTGTAGCAAGTGTAATACCATCTAGTGTATCACCATTTTCTAAAGCATTTGATAAATTAATATTTGCTGTTGTTGCTACTCTTGTAATAATTCTTGTTTTTAATCCTGTAACCAGATCATCAACATAAGTTTTAGTTGCTGCATCTGATCCTGATGAAGGTGCGCCAAGACCTGTAATTGTACCACCAGATATTGCTACACTATTTGCAGCTTGTGTTGATATTGTTCCTAGTCCTAATGATGCTCTTGCAGTTGAACCTGTTTCTGCAACCCAAGTTGAACCACTACCAACAATAAAATTACCATCTGTATTAGCTAAATCACCAATAGCTGTAAGGTTTGCATTTGATGCACCTTTTGCATCTAGTTGTGTTTGAATATTTGAGCTAACACCATTTAGATAACCAAACTCTGTATTAGAGATTGTACCATCATGAATTTTAGTTGCATCTATTGCAGCACTAGCATTAATGTCTGCATTAACAATTGCACCATCTGTTATTTTAGCAGAAGTAATTTGTGAGTCTGCAATTTTTGCAGTTGTAATTTGAGAGTCTGCAATGTGTGCAGTATCTATACTACCATCAACATAATGTTCAGAGTTAATACTATCGTCAGCTATTTTTGTACCATCTATTGCATCAGCAGCAATTTTAGCTGTTGTAACATTTGCATCTGTAATTTTAGCAGTAGTAATTTGTGCATCTGCAATGTGAGCTGTGTCTATTGAGCCATCTACATAGTGTTCACTATCAATACTATCATCTGCAATTTTAGAACCATTAACAGCATCTGCTGCAATCTTTGCAGTTGTAATAGCACTATCACTTATATTTGTTGTACCAATAATTTCTGTTGGTATAGATGAATTTGTTTTTGATAAAGCACCAATATAAACATGAGTAATAGCTTCATTTGATAATGAACCACTATCCCAAGTTACATTGACTGTTGTGTTTGTTGAAAATGATGAACTAGCAATAGTTCCGAAAATTGTTCCTGGTGTTGATGCAGTTAATTTTATTCTTCTACCTGCATGATAAATTGAAGTTACATCTACACCTGCAATAGTAAAAGATGTACCTGATGCGTAAGCAGCAGTATATGAAGCATCACCATCACCATATTCAATCCATTGTGCATCATTAAACCAATCTCTAGTATTCTTCATCAATGCTCTAATTGCATTGTTTAGATTAGAAGGTAACATTCCTTCTGCTGTTGAAATACCATTGAGTGATGTGTTACTAGATTGTGTTGTTGAATAATCTTTTATATTAGTTGGCATCTATTCTCCTATAAACCATGCGAAAGCCTTATTACTTTCTTTGTTACGATCATTAATTAATGTATTAATAGCTTCTTCAATTTGTCTTTGAAAGAACTCTTGAGTTTCAAAACTATATCTAACATTATCTATATCAGTTTTTTCTGTCATCTCAATCCAATTCTTGTTGCATTTATATCAACTCCTTGTGCATTAGTCCAAACTGAACCAGTAGGTGTTGTTATTTTAATTTTAAAATATCTACCAGATTGTCTTACTGGATTATCACCACTTGTAACCATAGTAGATGATGAAGATTCTGTAGCTGTATCTGCTAATCTTTCTCTGCTTTTAATAGTAACAGTAGATGTAGCATCAACAATTGGTCTAACATTAGTTATACTACTTCTATGTCCTGGAAACAACTCTAATTCTCTGGTTTCTATAGTTCCTTCATTTTCTGTGCCTGAAAATATAGCAGCTTTAAAATCACTATCTATAGCACCTAAATATAACTGACCACCATTCCAAAAATCTGTATCTAATGCAATGTTAATAGCATCTAGGTTTTCAGAAATAATATCCATTAATTCTACAGTATAAGCACCTACAAACTGTGAAAATATTGTACTAGCATTTGTATCTGCTGTTGACCATTTTTGTGTAGCATAATTATAAATAATTACTTTATCACATATACCAGTTGTATTAGCAGTATTAGAAGCTGATGGATATAACCACATAGCAAGTTGATTAAATGGATCAACTGCTGCACAAATTCTATCACTAAATGCTTTGTTTAAATCTACATCAAAAAATCTATTTACTTTTTCTGCACCTATTGAAATTACTTGATCGCCATTAATTTCAAAAAAACCATCGTCTGCATAAAAGAATACTCTACGATTATCTTGACAAACAGTTCTACCTAAAACTGCACCTCTATTTGGAGATATAACTGATAGACGAAATACTGTTGATCCACCAACATAGTCCATACGAATTATTTGATTTTGCCTAAAGACATAACCAATCTCTCCTGATGTTATGTGAGTAATTTGTCCACCTGAACCTGGTAAGTCCTGCAAGTCTGATTGTTTTGTTCCTGGTTGCCAAGTTGTTAAATCATTAATACCTGACCATTGAATACGATTTGAATTATTTGTGTGATTACCTGTTACAAAAAAATCTCTAACTACACCTGAAACTTTAAATACAGGAACTGTGCCACTTGTTCCTATACTAGATAAATTTGCAAAATTAGTTGATGTACCCATTTCATAATATTGAGCTGCATCTTTTCCATTACTAGCAACAATGTTTTGACCAAATTGTGTAAATGTAAAATAATCTGTATCAGCTCCTGTTAGACTAGATTTTCTTGATGTAAATGTACCACCATCTAATTGAAAAATATCTGTATTGTTTGCAACAAAATTAAAAACATTATTTGAATTATCTCTAAAAGAACCTGCACCTCTACTATTGGATGTAATATTATTAGATGAATAAGAAACTAATGAAGGAAATCTTTTATATGATTGAGCTGCAAAATAAACATTGTTAGCTGTCGTTGCACCAGGATTTAAATATTCTGGTTGGTCAGGAAGCCATTCTCCAAAAGGTATTTGCATTATTCTCCTATTGGTTATTATTTGTTACTGCAACAAATCTGTCATTAAATGAACCAGCTACAGTAACATCACCTCTTTGTTGTAAAGGTGCGTTACCATATTGATCTTCTCTATCGTTTCTTTCAAGTCTTTCAAGAGCAGTTTGATACATTTGTTGCCATTGTTGAAGTCTTTGTGGATCAATACCACCTAAAAAATTAGCAGCATGATATAAAGATCCATATAAATATATAGCTGGATGATGTGTTAAAATATAATTTGAAGTATTTGAATCTGATAGTGCTGGAAATTTAGCATAGTAATTTAATGTTCCTGTATATGCAGCAGATGGTATAGGTGCAAATCTAAAATTATCACCAAGTATAGTATAAGTTTCTGGCATACCAGATGTTGAGCTTCCTTTTATTTGATCCATTTGTGCAGGTGTAATATATTTTAAAGCATATTTAGTTCCACCTTCAGTTATAAAAAAATCTCTTACTTGTAAAAAATCAGCAGGTATAGATTCTGTTTCTGAATCTATTGTAATAGAAGTAGAAGTAATCATTTTTCTAATTCTTAATTTAGAGTTTAAATCTGCTTCTGTTAATACAATAAAATCATCAGATATTTCTGATGTTAAATCTGATCTATTTAACCAATTTGCAATTGATGTTTTTAGTGCTGAATAACTACTTAATGACATTATAAATTACCTTCTGCTGTTTTAAAAAATCTAAACTCACTTGAATTTAGTTTTTTTTTTAATATTTTTTTTTGTACTTCTGGTGGTAGTCCAAACCAATTATTACTTCCATTATACTCATTTGCCCAGACAGATAAAGCTATTGTTGGAATACTAGCTACTCTTTTCATATCTCTTGATTTAGAATAACCATCATTTAGATTATATAATCTTTTATTATGTTGAATATGTGGATTAATATTAACTTCTTCTTTGGTTACAATCTTACCTTCCATGTCGTCTTTCATGTAAGTAGTTTTTTGTAATCCATCAATAGTAATATCTTTTCTCATACTCTACCTTGTCCTTTGTAACGACTTTTTTTAGCCATTCGTTTTTCGTTTTTGTTTAAGTCCTTTTTATGTCGTCTTGGTCTTTTTTTTGGTTTAGGTCTTGGAACAAAGTGAACAAACTTTTGTCTAGCCACTACGCACTCATTTCAGTAACATATACATTTGTAGATGTACCATGAAATACTGCAATCTTTTCGCCAGGTGAAACTTTAAATATTTCTATTTCGCCAGATGGTAAAAGAGCTGATGTTGCACTTGCAGTAGGTGAAGCACCTAAAACAAAATGACAATTAGCATCTCCAACTACTCTTATGTATTCAGTTTGTGAACCAAATGCAGCAGAAGCTGTTGAAGAATTATTAGTATTAAGTTTCTGTGTAGTACCAGGTCTTAAAGCATAATTATAACTCATTTTTTCTCCTAATTTTTGAGGGGGGAAGTATCGCTAGACAAGATCCCCCCAGTTATTATTTATCTTCTTATAACAAATGTCACAAGTAATTTTTTAGCTCCAGTAGATGCACCATCAGTAATCATCTCAATAGTGCCATCTTCTTCTACTCTATTTGCAGCAGTTGGTTCAGCAGAATCTACATCACCAGCAGCAGAGCCAGAGTGAGCAACAGTTATTGCACCACCTGTCACAGCAGTACCACCTATTTCAAAAGTAATAGCTGCGTTTGCACCTGATATTGCACCTTGTAAAGCAGTTATAATTTTAACTATTTTACCACCATCAGGTATAGCAACAAAAGTTGATGAAGCTGTTGAAATATCTTCTATTTCAGCAGTTATAAAGTAATCGTTTAATGTTCTCATTTTTTATCCTATTTATTTGCTTCGTTCCGACTTCAAAATAAATCTTCAAAGACCAAACAAAATTGTTAATTGATTGATGGGGGATTACTCCCCCACCAAATTAAGTATTATGAAGTAGTTAAGTCTGTAACTAATCCACTAGCTTTTTCGTTTCTTGACTCAAGAGTGTACTCTGCAACCATGAATCTCTGATCTGCGTCAGCAGTTTGAGCTGGTGTTTGTAGAGAAAAATCTCTTAAGAAAGCAACTGCAAAGTAGTCCATCTCTAAAATTAGAGCATCTTGTCCGACTTTAGCAGCAGTAGAGTTTGCACCTCTAATGAATCTATTAGGAGCAACTTGCATAGTTCCAAAGTCACTTTCATAGACATCAATAGATGTAACTAATCTTCTGTCTTCTGCTTGGTCAAATCTAGTTGAACCACCAGTAAAACCAGATAGCTTTTGCTTATTGAAAGCACCTACCATAATCATGTTAGGGTTTCCACCAGCATCAAAGCATGATCTCAAAACAGATTTTAACTGATCTTCAGTAAAAGCTCTTTGAGTTCCATCTGTTCTAGCAGCTCCACCACCAGCACCTGAACCACCTGCACCTGCATCAACATTAGAAGAAATCCAAGTTTGAACTCCACCTAATTTTCTTGATGTAGTTGCGTTACCAGCAGCAGCAGCTACATTAGATAAAAGAGCAGTTTCCATATCTCTTTTTAATTCTTTTGCAGATTTAGCTACTTGATAAGCTAACTCATTATTTCTTCCAGCAGATGTTACAGCATCATTTGTTCCTGATACTTGCACAGCTTTTGTAGAAATTTGAGTGTGGTTAGTTAATTTAGTTGTTGCTGATAAAGTTGGGTAACTTATAGCAGCACCTTCAACTGCATGGTTAGCAGCTACATCAGCCAAAGCATCTGTTTGCCATTGGTGTGATGTGTTTGTTGCTTTTGTTTTAGCAACTCCAGACATAAAAGGTGTTTCTGTTGGAGATATTGAATAAATAATATCTGCAAGGTCTTCTCTTATGCCGACTGTTTGGTATGTTTGATATACAGCCATTTTTATTCTCCTTTGAGGTTATTGTTTATAAATAACGCATTAAAAGATCAGTTGCGTCTTTTGGACTTCCTGACTTTTTCAACGCTTTAATTTGATTCAACCTAGACTTGGAGTTTAATTCTTCTTTTGTTGACTTAATACCTGACTTAACAAACTTGGTTGGTTTTACTTTTTTAGAAACTAAAGAAGGTTTAGCTGCTTTAGCTTTTTGAAAGTTCATGCCATCCATGATTACATCAAAATATCTTGAATCGTAAATTCTTGCGACATCCTCATTTGAGAATCCTTTAGAACTTAAGTAGTTCATAATATTTGACTTAACTGTAGTACCTTTTATAGGGTCAGCAATTTCTGGATGTCTTAAGTGAAGTTTTTTTTGTTCTTCTCTTAATATTTCCTGAAATTGAGTTTGCTGATGCTCTCTCAATTTTTGCTGTGCTTGTTGTATCGTTTGTTTTCGTTTCTGAATCCTACGATCAACTTTAGCAGCTTCAGTTGGGTCTTCATCCCAAAGTCTATCAAGCTCTTTGGAATTGTAATCGTTGTTTATTTCAGCATTCAAAGTCGCCACAAGTGAATTTAAATCTTCCATCTTGGTCGAATACTGGTTTTTAAGACGATCTTCTTCGGATTTAAGCTCTCTTTTTTCAATCGCTATCTCCTCTGTTTTTCGTCTATAGTCGGCATCTTTTTGATAACCTGCTTTTAATTCGTCAAGGTCAACATCAATCTTTTCACCATTAACAATAACTTGGTGTAGATCGGTTGTTTGTTCTTCAATTGCATTTTGATCTTCGGATGCTTCTTCTTCAACTGGAGCTTCTTGAGTTTCCTCTTGTTGAGCTTCAGGTTTTTGTTCAACTTCAGTTTCAGCTTTCGCTTCTTCTTTCGGTTCAACTTGTGCTTCTTCTTCTTGAGATTTATTGATAACACCTTTTGTGTCCATTAAACCTTCAATATGTTTAGCAGCACCTTGTATTGTTGCGTTTGACAACAATGGGTTTGAGTCAGACATTAGTCCTCCTATGGTTAAGCTGTCTTATGACTTGGCTTATTCTAACCAGATTGGTTAAAATTTTGTTTTAGTTTGCTGTTGTCTAAAATCTTCTAATTGTTTTGAAGCAAGTTTACCTGTTTCAATAACAGTTTGAAGATGTTGTTCAACTTTTCCAACAACATTATAAGCAATCCAAAGTTTTTCTCTAGTATCGCTTTCTTTAGCACCAGTTTTTTCAAGTAGTGCTTCAGAATAAAGTTTTTTTAGAGAATCAATTGCCTCTATAAAAATTTTATTCTCCAGTATTTGTTTGGCTTGGTTGGATCGGCTGATTTCTTCCGATCTCCTTACCTGGTCTTTGGTTTCCATTTAATCCTTGTACCTGTTGGCTGAACATATTAGCAGATTTTTGTGCCTGTTCAAGTATCTTACTGTTTCCAGACATCATCATCTTGTCTAAATCTGCATCAGCTTTGATTTTAGCAGTATCTAGTTGTGTATTATATTTTAAAGCCATATCTTTTATCTTCGCTTCAAAATCTAATGCCATTTCTTGAGATTTTTGTTGTAGTTCTTGATAATGAAGTTCAAGATCAGCAATTTTTCTCTTATTCTCTGCATCAATCCTTGTAAATTCTATTTTTTCAATAGGAGTTAGAGGTGGTGGTGCAGGTGGAGGCATCATTTGTTTACCGACATCAGGGTTGACAAAGTAACTTTCCACATTTTTAAGTCCTGCGTTCTCAATTATTTTAGATAAAGTGTTATACATATTTTTTAATGTAACCATAGGCATTTCTTTACCACCTTGTAATTGAAATGCTTGTAGTTGTCTTTCTAAAATATTATTTAACATCATAATTTGTTGTTCTTTAGATCCAGTTCCTAATCCTACAACAATATTAATATTAAATTTATCTTTCCATTCAGTAGGTCTAACTGGAACATACTGATTATTTAACATAACAATTTTTTCTTTGTCCTGATATTTAATCATCAGTTCAAATATTTTTCTAAATAAATCTTTAACTCCTGTTTCGGCAAAAATTCTAGCAATCAATTCTGATCGCATTTGAGTTTGTGTCATCAATGCGTTGACACCAGTTGCAGTTTTAGAATTTAATGTATCTGCATCTAATCCTTGTGCAGACTTTGTAATACCAGTTCTAGCTTCTCTAACTGTATCTAAATAGTTAAGCATAGGAAATGCTTGATTAGATATTGGTTGAGCTTGTAAAGGTTGCATCACTTGGTTTGGTGGTTGTTTAGTTCTAACAAC